ACCGATTCAAACGGAAGATGGAGTGTTGAGAAGTTCAAGGGTCTTATATTCCAGATGGAAAGAGACGCTAACGCTATCGCACAAAGAACTCGTCGTGGAAAGGGTAACATGATCCTTTGTTCCGCAGACGTTGCTTCTGCTCTAACAATGGCTGGTGTTCTTGATTACACCCCTGCACTTAATGCTAACCTTAATGTTGATGACACAGGCAATACATTTGCTGGTGTACTTCAAGGTAAGTACAGAGTGTACATTGATCCTTATTCTGCTAACGTATCTGCTAACCAGTACTACGTTATGGGTTATAAGGGTTCTTCTCCTTATGACGCTGGACTGTTCTACTGCCCATACGTTCCACTACAGATGGTTCGTGCGGTTGGTCAGGATACATTCCAACCAAAAATTGGATTCAAGACTCGTTACGGCATTGTCGAGAACCCATTCTCACAAGGAACTACACAGGGACTTGGAGCACTTACACGTAATGCTAACAAGTATTACAGAAGAGTTAAGGTTACTAACCTCATGTAAGCGAGATGCTTATATATCTTCAGGAGGGGTCGCAAGACCCCTCTTTTTTTATCTAAATAAAAATAAAACTAATAATGACTAATTCGGTTTTTGGAAAGCAAATACAAAATAGAAATTTCCTATCTGGTATAGGATTTAAATTTAATTTGGGAAAATATCCAAAAGTTGATTTTTTCTCAAATAGTGCTAGAATACCAGAGTTAAACCTTGAACTTGCACAGCAAGCAACCTATTTAAAAAATATTGATGTTCCAGGTGAGAGATTAACATTTGGAGATTTTACTCTACAATTCATAGTTGATGAGAATTTAGAAAATTATATGTCAGTATATAATTGGTTAGTTGGTTTGGGATTTCCAGATACAACTAAAGAATATAAAGCATTAACAACAGATGATGCAAATCAAAGAGATCCAAAAGTAGCATTTTCAGATGGAACTCTAAGCATACAGAATAGCAATTACAAAGAAGTGGCAAAAGTTAAATTTACTGATTTATTTCCAGTTTCCTTGACATCTTTGGATTTTGATGCTACAAATACAGATATTCAATACTTTACAGCACAAGCAACTTTCAAGTATACTCTATATAAACTCTCAACTACTAATTAATATACCTTATATTAAATGCAAATGGTAAAGAAATGTGATATAATTGCATTATAGTTAATTAAATTTTAAGTATGGCAAGCGAATTGGATTTAATAAGAAGATATACTGGTGCGTTTTCATCAGAAGAATGTCTACAGTTAAGAAGAGATATAGATCTTTTAGATAATACCAATATTCTGTATCATAACCAAGATGATGGAACAGATTTTAAGGATTATAATGTAAATAGGGGTCTTCCAAATAACATCCATTATGATGTTGCTTCTACATCTCATATTGCAAGCAAAGCATTTCGTGGATTTAGACCTTGTGTTGAGGAATATTTAAAAACCTTTACAACATTAGGAAGATATGCACATCTATTGTATGATTGTAAAGTGAAAAAAATACCAGTGGGAGGTGGATTTCATAGATGGCACCATGAGAATGGACTTCTTGACTATGCTACAAGATCGTTTGTAGTTCAACTATATTTAAATGATAATTTTGAAGGTGGTGAGACAGAATTTTTATATCAAAATCGAAGAGAAAAAGCAGTGGAAGGTGATGTTCTAATTTTTCCTGCAGGATTTACGCATGTTCATAGGGGTAATCCACCAATAGGTAATGTGAAATATCTTATAAATTCTTGGGGTACGAGGTTACAGTCATCTTTTGCATCTGCTGTAGGTTTATTTTCTCAAGATACTATGGGTAATGTGTAATATTATGAATAATATAAGTGTACTCGATTGAATTATGAACCTTGACAAAATTCAGGAGATGTGGGAGCGTGATGCTGTCATTGATCCTGATAATTTACATGATGAATCTTTAAAAATTCCACAATTACACGCAAAGTATTATACGATTTATAATACTGTTACCTTAATGCGTGAAAAAGCAAGAGAACAATATAATAAAGTTAGATTAGAGAGACATAATTTTTATACTGGTAAAGCACCTGCAGAAGTATATGCAGAAGAACCCTTTCCATATAAGGTAAGAGAAAAGGATGCTATACAAAGACATATGGAAGCAGATGAAAAAATGATGAAGATAGATCTTAAAATTAGATATTATGATACTACTTTGAAATTTTTAGAAGAGATTATAAAAAATGTTTCTAACCGAACTTTTCAGATTAAAAATGCAATAGAGTGGAATAAATTCCAAGCAGGTATGTAGGAGGATTAAAATGAATAATAATGTTTATTGTATGAACCCGTTCACAATACCATTAGTACAAATGCATGTTGATGAGGATACTAGTGAATTAAAATCTTGTGAGTTATATACAAAGAGTAATTTACAAAATGAGGAAGAGGGTACTAATAATTCTAGGGGTATTGAAACATATAGAATTTTAGAAAAATTTCCAACAATAAAAAATATATTAAATCAATATGTTAATAAAGTATTGGGAGAAACAATAGGTTATGATGCAAATTTTGCTATTACTACTTCTTGGATAACTTTAACAACTAAAAATACAAAATCCCAAAAGCATGTACATAAAAATTCTTTTTGGAGTGCTGTATATTATTTTGATGATGATTATGGTAAGAAAGCGGGAAGGATTGGATTTCAGAATCCAATACCTCAGTTATCAAGTTTTTTACCTGAGATGAAAGAAGGTGAAATTAATTCAATAACTGCTAATGAAATATACCTTAAACCTAGATCAAAAATGTTAATATTATTTCCTAGTTATGTTTATCATGAAATAGCAATTCACAGAGAAGATAATAATAGACGTTCATTAGCATTTAATATAGTACCAACAGGTTTATATGGAACTGGAGATTCTAGATATGATACAGGTTGGTTTAATTAAGCAGGAATGTAGATTATAAATATATGAGTAGATCTAATATTAAAAATGAAACCTACTCCAAGAGAAAGTAAAGTAATCCACGAAAATTATGAGAAGGTTGTGGAATATCTTATATCAGAACAATATGCAAAAGATGCTACTGCAGCAGATAAAATCATTTCTGGTATGAGTCAAGAATGGTTTGATGATATTGTTGGATGAAAACCTTTTATCAGTTTAATGAAAGTATTGCTAGTGCTCTTGCAAAGTTTGGGTCTAAAGGACTTCGCAGAGCAGCAGTTAAATATGCTCCAAAATTTAAGTCTACATTAAAGAAATTATCTACATCTAAATTTGAGAAAAAATTATTAAAGAAAACTGTTAAGGGAAGTAGTCAAACTCAAAGTACTGCAAAGAATCTTTTGGCCAAATCTCAAGTATCTAATCCAAAGAATAGTGGATTTAATGCAACAGTAAAACCTATAAGTGGTAGCACTGCTAGTAGAGTTGATACCGCAACAAAAGATCTTCAATTCCAAGGAAATTTTAAAGGTGGTGAATATAAGCGTAGAATAAGTGGTAAAGGTGATAAGGCTCCTATGGGTGCTGTTGTTGGTAGTAGAGGAAAAGGAAATAGAGCACTAAGAAGATCTGGACAAGGAAATAAGATAACTGATTATGAAAAGACTGGTAGGAAACCTACTCCAATGTTTAGGAAAACTAAAGCAGAATTGAGTAATGTATCTAAAGATCCTGTTACTGGAAAAACTGAACCGCATAAGTGGAATCCAGGTGATCTTTATATGCAATCTGTTAATATCAAACAGAGTAAAGCACACTCTCGGAAGATAAGACAGACTATAAAAGATAATCAAAGAAGAATGGCAAATATTAAAAAGGGAAAAGGTCCTATAGGAATGAGCGAGAAATAAGGCTCTAAATAATTCTATATTGGTATAGGATTATGAGTCATTTGATTATATCAAAAAAGAATGAGGTCTTTCTACATGTGAAAGCAGAACCTCATGTATATTATGAATTGTCTGATCAATTCACTTTTGATGTGCCTGGTGCAAAGTTTATGCCACACTATCAAAAGAGGCATTGGGATGGTAAGATACGATTATTTAATATTCAGACTGGAGAAATATATGTAGGACTGTTGGATAAATTAATGCAGTTCTGTAGAGATCACGAATATACTTCACAATTTACAAAAAACGAATACTATGGTCTTCCTTTTGAGATCAATGATATGATTTCAAAAGAAGGTGTCAAGGATTATATGACAGCAATCTCTAAGTATAAACCTAGAGATTATCAAATCGATGGAGTATACGACGCTCTACGACATAATAGAAAGTTATTGATATCTCCAACTGCTTCAGGAAAGTCGTTGATGATATATGGGATTGTGAGATATTTTGTTGAAAAAAAGAAAAATATTCTGATAGTTGTTCCAACGACTTCGCTTGTAGAGCAAATGTATAAAGACTTTGCAGACTATGGATGGGATGTTGGTTCATATTGTCACAAGATATATGCTGGCAGAGAAAGAGAAACAGATTCTCAAGTTATTATTACTACTTGGCAGTCAATCTATAAACTCCCCAGAAAGTATTTTGAGAGATTCTCAGTTGTAATTGGTGATGAAGCACACCAGTTTAAGTCGAAGTCACTTATATCTATAATGACTAAATTGGGCAATGCCAAATATCGTTATGGATTTACTGGAACATTAGATGGGACACAAACCCATAAATGGGTCTTAGAAGGATTATTTGGACCTTCTTATAAGATTATTAAAACAACAGAGTTGATGAAAAAGGGTCATGTTGCTACATTAGATATTAATGTGCTTCTATTGAAACACCCACCGAATAAATTTGAAAACTTTGAAGAAGAAGTTCAATATATTATTACACATGAAAAAAGAAATAAATTTATAAGAAATCTTGCACTAGATCTTAAAGGTAATACTCTTATTTTATTTGCAAGAGTGGAAGGACACGGTGAACCTTTATATGAGATGATAAATACTAATACAGTAGAACATAGAAATGTTTTCTTTGTTCACGGTGGTGTTCCAACACAAGATAGGGAGAAAATTCGTGAAATTACAGAACAACAAGACAATGCTATTATTGTTGCCTCTTATGGTACTTTCAGTACTGGGATTAA